TTATTCTTTTAAGGATTCTCGTTCCCTGCGACGTTTTTCCTTGAATGCCCGAAACATCTCCAGTTCACGCTTCAAATGCTCGGCTTCTTCCTCATCCATTTCTTCTGGTGGGCCGCCTAAGTATGCAATATAGACGCCTGAATCCGGCTGGGTGTTTTGACCAACTGCAGTCTTCGACGCGGAAGAGAAGCTTGTATTTTGTAAAGATTTTGAATCGGGATTGTCGGAGAGATCCAGCAAATAATCGGCGTTCGTATGGAGCGCGTCTACCAGAGCAGCCAACGTCTCATGCGGAGGTGCGCTGCGCCCTTGCTCATAGTTGCTGATTGCGGCCTTGGTCAGGTTAACTTTGTGCGCGAGCTGCTCTTGCGTAAGCTTACGAAGCTTTCTGCATTCTGTTAACCGATCGGCTCTAAACACGATTATCTCTCCTTAATGGTTTTGCAAAGCAAAATTTGCTAAACACAATTCTCTTTTTGGGTACAAGTATATTGTACTACAAATCGATAGAATTACAAGTGGAATACAAATTATATGTATTTCTATCTTGACATACAAGAATCTTGTACCTAAAATAAAGGCAGACAGTACAAGAATCTTGTACAGCGGAGGCGATGCAATGATTAGCGGACAGGCAGCACTAGCTTATTTGACAAAACCTACGACGGAGGAAAAAAAGCAGGCACAACGCATGCTTAGGAAATATAGTGAGCTGAAAATGATTGTGGAAGACTACAAAGCACATGAAGAACTGCTCAGACAAACGATCTATGGAAGCGAGATTACGCGACGACTGGATGGTGAGGAGCTCTATGCCAACAAGACCGTTAATGCGGTACAGCTTGCTCAGAATCAAAAGCGGGCTGCCGAGGAATGCGAACTCATTCGAAGCGCGATTGAGAGAGCGGTCTCGATGATTCCCGACGATGAGGCACGGCAGGCGATTACGCTGCGATATTTGCGAGGACATACGTATTCGGAAACACTCTATTATATGAAGCGGGGCGACAAAAGCTCCACCGTAGACCGGCGAATGAACGATGGAATGTTATCCGTAGCACATACGCTGAAGATGTGGGGACTGTTGAATTGGGATCTACATAGTGAGAGTGAGTGAGGCAAAGCGTTACAAAGTGAGATCGATATCTTCCGGGTATCGATTTTTTGTTTTCATATGCTCGGCTCTATTGGGGGCAAGTTGAGGGTAGATTGGGGAGCACACGGGGAAATTCCTATGATAAGCTTTAGTTGTCGAAAAAGCGAACAAACGTTCCTGTTTTGAAAAAGTTTCGGCAGCAACAATTGTAACGCATCGACAGAAAGGAGGGCCACGCACCATGACCGTTACGGCAAATAGCGTCAGGGAAGATATGCTCCATCTGTTAGCTAATCATTTTCCTCTGCTTACTGTCACAGGCGAAACTTCGCAGATAACGGTAAATCCGAGAACGATGCTGCTTGAGCTTAAAGCGATGTCTCAGACGGCGATGCTCGGCGGTTACAACAGCCGGGCGCATTCATTCGGCATTACTTACCCGGAGCCGGCAAGCTCGGATACTAGTATCGCGGAGCTGCATGATTTGGCAGAAGAATTGTATGAACTGTTTCAGCTAGTCGAGATTGGCGGTACACGATATCGCGTATCGGATCTGAAGCATGAAGTACGGGATGGAAAGCTTCATTTCACCATGGGAATCACCATTCGAGTGAAGCGTGTGGAGCCGCAGGCGCCGAGAATGGGCGTTATTGAACAGAAGGCGGTGATGAAATGAACGGCGAATCCGAAGAGATCGTGGAGCGAGCGTTCACGAAAGACCAATTGCTGCGAGCCAGAAGCTGGTCCGCACGGGAAAGAAATTTGCTGGACGCATTGCTTGAGAACGGGGAGACCTATTCCATTCCTCAAGTAAAGCAACTGGCGCAAACATTTATGAATAGGAGAGTGGAATAGTATGACCGGAGGAAATTGGACGGCAACGAATAAAGTAAGACCAGGTGTATATGTAAATTTCAATAGCGCACCGCAGCCGCTGGGAGCAGTTGGTGAGCGTGGTATCGTAACGATGCCTGTGACGCTTCCGTGGGGTGAAGCCAAGCGGATTATCACTATCGAAGCGGGAGAAAACACAACGGAGAAGCTCGGCTACCCTGTGTCGGCACCGGAGCTGCTGCTTGTACGCGAAGCGCTGAAACGCGCCAAGACATTGTTGCTATACCGGGTAAACGAAGGCGTGAAAGCATCGGCAACTCTGGGTGAACTGATTGTAACGGCTCGTTACGGCGGCGAGAGAGGCAATGATATTACCGTTGTGGTTGAGGCCAATGCGGATAGCCCGGCATTGTTCGATGTGAGTACGCTTGTTGCAGGCGTGGAGAGAGATCGCCAGACGGCAGCTCATATTGCCGGCTTGAAGGCTAATGCATGGGTAACCTGGAATGCTTCCGGCAGCTTGACCGAAAGCGCGGGCATCCCGCTAACGGGCGGTTCCAACGGCAATGCCGTTAACCAGAATTATATCGATTACCTTGATGCCATTGAGACACAACAGTTTCACACCCTGGCACTTCCTTCTACGGATGCGGAATTGAAGGCTCTGTTCGTCTCCTTTATTAATAATTTGCGTGACAACGAAGGCCGCAAGGTTGTCTTGGTGGTAGAAAACTATCCGGCAGCCAATAACGAAGGCGTCATCAGTGTGAAAAACGGCGTTGTACTGGCAGACGGCAAGTCAGTTTATGCTGCCCAAGCGACCGCATGGGTCGCAGGCGCATCCGCCGCAGCCGGAGCTAACGAGTCGCTCACTTATGCGGGTTATGACGGCGCAGTCGACGCTTCTCCAAGATATACCCATACCCAGACCGTTGCAGCTTTGCAAAACGGCGAGCTCTTGTTCTCGCAGGATGGCACACGCGCATTTGTCGAGCAGGATATCAATACGTTTACAGCTTTTACGCCGGACAAAGGACGCTACTTCAGCAAAAACCGTGTCGTTCGCGTACTAGATGCGATCAACAATGATATTTCCCGCGTGTTCAGCTCTTACTACATCGGCAAAGTAGCAAATAATGCAGATGGCCGCACGCTGCTCAAAAACGAAATTGTCAACTATATGACGAATCTGCAAAACATCGGCGCGATTCAAAACCTGGATTCCGATGCGGATATTACCGTAGCGCCAGTTGAAGGCCAGTCGGATGGCGTCCTTGTGGGACTCTATATTCAACCGGTAGACGCTGTCGAAAAAATCTATATTTCCGTGGAGGTAAAATAATATGTCATACATGAACGTACAAGATACGATTAGCGGCAAGCAGGCGAAAGCAACGGTCAGCATTGACGGTATGATGGAGGAACTGTTTTATGCCAAAACAGGCGAAGCAACGATCGAGAAGACTAAGGCCGACGTGCCTATGCTGGGCAAAACAACGGTGGGCAAGAAGACGGTAGGCTGGACAGGTACGGGTACGCTTACGCTTTACTACATCACATCCAAGTTTCGTGAGCTGACGAAGGAGTACGTAAAGTCGGGCAAAGATTTCTACTTCGATCTGACTATCGTGAATGAAGACCCGGCTTCCAGAGCGGGCAAGCAGACCATTGTGCTGCGCCGCTGCAACCTGGACAGCATTCTGCTTACGAAGTTCGACGCAACGGCGGAGGACTCCTTGGAAGAAGAGCTTCCGTTCACCTTTGAGGATTTCGACATCCCGGACAAGTTCAACTCGCTTCAATCCTAAGATTTTAAACTTTTGAGGAGGCCATTATTTTATGAGTACATTGCAAGATTTTTTGAACAGTCACCCTGTAGATAATTTGACGGAGGAGGTTGTCATTTCCGACCGATTCAAAGACAAGGACGGCAAGCTGATGAAGTTTACGATCCGTGCGATGAGCGCGGACGATATGGCATCGTACCAAAAGCGTGCAATGAAGATCAATCCGAAGAGCAAGGATCGTAAGGTGGAAATTGATTCTGGCGCAATTTCGAAAGCCATTGTCATTAATCATACGGTTGTTCCTAACTTCAAGGATGCGGCCAGCATTCAGAAGCTGGGCTGCTTTGATTCGGACGGTTACTTGCAAAAGGTGCTGCTGGCTGGCGAAGTCGAAGAATTGTCGAAGGAAATTCAACGGATCTCCGGTTACAATACGAACTTCGAGGAGCTCGTAGACGAAGCAAAAAACTAATTCGCGAGGGCGACAGCGACGCCAATTATGCGTACTACGCCCTCATGAAGTTCCACATGACGCCTCGCGAATACATGAGCCAGACCCGGGAGGAGAAGGCCTTCATGATTGCCTGCATCCAGGAACGCATAGCAGCTGAGCGGAAGCAGAACGCGAGGAAGAAGTGATTGTTCATATACAGGGACTGATTCTCTTAACAGGGAGCAGTCCCTTTGATCGTACCCGAAAGGTGGTGAATCGATGAGTTCGACAAAAGCTTTGGTTAGGGGACAAAAGCAGCTGTTAGGCGTCGTTCGAGGCATGATGGGCTCCATGAACCTCGCTGCTTTGGCCGTGGATGGCATGCAGCGTTCCATGATAGTAGCAGAGCGCAAAGCAGCGGAGCGGATGCAGAGTAGCATGAGCGCTATGGAACGTGCGGTCACAGCTATTGTCACTCCTTTGGATGAAGCGGCTAAAGGAATAGCGGCCTTGGCGGAGGCGATTGATGCAGCTGGCAAACGTATGATAAGCGTCTCTCAACCGATAGCTTCGGCGGGGATATCTACAGCAATTCAGCTTCCAAGTTTTGTTCCCGCAGAGCCTCCGGCACAGGAAACTAAAGCGGTATCGTTAGAGTCGGAACGAGCCAAGCTGGAAGAGAAAATCAAAAAAGAGGTTATTCCTAAGTTTGGGGAGTTTATTGGAATAATCGGCTCCAACATTCCGGATATCAAGTCGATTACAGAGGATGAAAAGAAAAAGACAGAAGAAAAGAAGAAGCAAGAAACCGAGATGGCTGCGAGTAAGCAAATGGAAGCCATACTAAGCAGTCAGGGTGCCATTTTTGAAGAGATGTCCACTAAGTTGACTGGTCTTGCAGCTCTCCAAATGTCATTTGGCACCCAATTGAAAGAATGGCTGGATTCCATGCATAAAACGATCCAAAGCGGATTCAACGCAGCCAATGATTCCCTAAGCGGCATTTTGGCCAAAATTTCGAGTATCGTCTCTTTCATTACGCAATTTTCTTCCGGGCGTGGCTCTGGAACAATGGAGGCTCTTCCCTACGGCGGGTCTTCCAATTTATTGCCGGTTCCTTATAAAGAACCGGAGAATAGCGTTGTACTGGCGAACAAGGCCACTAGTGGTCTGCAAACTGCCAATGCCATGTCTGCAATGGATGTTATAGAACATTCCCCAAGCAATACGCTTGCTTTGCCGGCGCCTGCGGTCGAAGGGGCTGCGGCTGGAGCTGATCAAGCAGTTGAGGCGACTGCAGCCGAGGAGAAAAAAAAGAAGCTGGATGCACTGCCAGGTGTCGCAGAGTCGGTTTCGGTACTTAAAAATAATTTGACTGCTCTCATGTCGGAAAATGCAGCTGTCGTTGGTTTTATGGCTGATAACTGGTCCGCTTTCGGCTCTGTATTTGATGGTGTTAATAAAGCAGTCAATATTTATAACACGCTACAAATGATCAGCCAATCCTACATGGCAATTTCAGCTATTGCAATGAGGGTATTGACAGTTGCTACTACTGGTTTGAAAACAGCATGGAATGGTATGAATACAGCAATGAAAGCCAATGTCATTATATTAATTATTTCATTAGTCGCTGGCTTGGTTACAGCAATTGTAGGGCTATGGAAGACCAATGATTCCTTCGCAATGTTCTTCTATAGGATTTGGAACGGTGTTTTAAACTTCATAGATCAAATACCAGTAATCATTAATGAAACGATACTGGCAGTCATGTTGGTCTTTCAGAAGCTGGCAAGCTTCTTTAGTGATTTCTTTGAAACATTATTTGGTTTTTTCAAAAAAGTGGCGAATTTTGTTTTAGACCTACTGGGAATAAAGGTGGACATACCGGAATCACTTACGTTTGATACTGTGGTGAATCATGCAGTTGAAACGCAGAGAGCAAAAGTGAACAATGCTAAAGAAAAGGCAGCACAAAATGCTACAGACCGTGAAAATAAATTACAACAGTTTTTTAGCGATCGCGAGAATGAACGTAATAAAGAGAAAATGGCTGAAGAAAAAATAGCTGAAGAGAAAGCTGCGAACGCATATGAAGATCCAGGCACTCAATTTCAGCAAGATGCGATAGTAACAGTTGGAGGCGGCCGTCTGGACGAGGTCGGCAAAATCAACGATACCGTTGATATCAGCAGTGAAGACCTGAAGACGATGCGCGAGTTGGCCGAACTGAAAAATATCCAAAACTTCGTTACGCTGCAGCCGTCCGTTAATGTGCAAACCGGCGATATCAGAAACGGGATGGACGTCAGCTCTATGGTTCAAGCGATTACGACGGTGCTGCAAGAGGAGATCGCTGTTTCGGCAGAGGGGGTATATCGATGAGCTATCGGATGCAGCTGAGCTTTAACAATGGCACTGAAGTGCTTGATATTCAGGTGCTGCCTTCTTCGATCGAGATTTCTGACGGGGGAAAGGGCAATACGTACGATGTTGTAGGCTTGGGCGAGATTAATGTCATTAAGGAACGCAAGCTGTCCGAGTATGCGTTCAGCAGCTTTTTTCCTGCAAAATTATACCCATTCATGCTTCCCCCTCATGATGATAAAAAAAATGACCCGGAGCCAGTCGTTAAGGTCGTGCCGCCAATTGAACAAGTTCGCAAAATTTCCCGATGGATGGAGAGCAAACGCCCCATCCGTTTTATATTTCAAGGCGGTACTACCGCTTCTGATGTGGTCATTAACACTCCGGCTACGATCGAATCCTTCCAGTGGAAGGAGGTAGCCGGGGGCATAGGTGATATTGAATATTCCATTAAGCTGAAGCACTACCGATTCTATGCGGCGAAAAAAGTCGTGGTACAGAATAACGCAGTTGTGCCAAAAGGGGAGCAACGCCCGGATGATCGCGCCAAGGCGAAGACGTATACGCTTGTGGCCGGAGATACGCTTTGGAAAGTAGCAAAGTCCAAGCTTGGTGACGGCAACCGCTGGCGCGAGATTCAAAAGCTGAACGGCATTAGCGACGCTGAGACGAAGCGGCTGCAGGTTGGAAGGGTGCTGAAGCTGCCATGATTCGAGTGATGATTGACAATAAGAACGGCAATGTATGGGATATTTCTGACATCGTTGGGGACTTGACTTGGAAGACAAGCCGGATCGGCAAAGCGGGTACCCTTGATTTTACGCTGATCAAAGGCGGGCTTTATGAGCTTCAGGCTTTTCAGATTCAAAACGGTGATATCATTCATGTGACCAAGGATGACAAGCCAGTGTTCTACGGCTATGTTTTCAGTGTTGAGGGAGGCAGCGAGGAGGCGGTCAAGGTGAAGGCCTACGATCAGATTCGTTATTTGCTGTCCTCCGACACGTTTGTTTTCGAAAACAAACGGGCTTCTGAGATTATTCGAACAGTTGCCAACAAGCTGAAGCTGAAAGTCGGTCATCTGGCCGAGACGCCATATGTTATTCCTGAGATGGTGGAGGATGGGCAGAAGCTGCTGGATGTCTGCGACAAGGCGTTAACGCTGACGCTTATTCACAAAGGGCAAAATTTCGTTCTCTATGATGACTTTGGCTCACTGACACTTCGTAACATCGAAGACATGCTTGTTGATTTCTATATTGGCGAAGGCAGCTTACTGACAGATTACAGTCTGTCCACATCGATTGATCAAGACACGTACAACCGCATTGTTCTCTATCAAGACAACAAGAAAACGGGAAAACGGGAGCTCCATGTGAAGCAGGATAGCAGTAATATCGCCAAATGGGGAACGCTTCAGCTCTATCAATCGGTCGACGAGAAAAAGAATCAGACCCAGATTAATGAGCTTCTTGATCAGTTAACCACTCTGCACAACAGGGAGAGCAAGACGCTCAAGCTGAGTGCGATCGGTGACATGCGCGTGCGTGCAGGCTGCTATGTTCGGGTATGGATCAAGGAATACGGCGTGAATCAGCCTTTTCTTGTGAATGAATGCACGCATAAATTCGATAGCGCCTCCCATACGATGGCGCTGGATGTGAAGGTGATTGGATGAGTATGTTGGAGCTGATCAAAAAAGCCGGAGCAGGAGCCGTGGAAGCAAGTAATCCCGTCAATATCCTGTACGGCGAAGTTGTATCTGTTCATCCGCTGAGCGTGCGAGTCGATCAACGATTCACGCTGCCGGCGGGTTTTTTAATCTTGACGGAAAGCTTGGCGCTGCGCGGATTGGAGCAGGGGGATCGAGTCCTCTTGCTTCGGATGCAAGGCGGTCAGCGATATGTGGTGCTTGATCGGACGGTGAGCGCATGATTCCTCAAGGAGGCGTATTAAGCCAAATAATCGAGGTTGGCGAACAGCCTTCCCGTACATGGAAGCTGGATGTGGATCGCGGACGTGTGACAGGCATGACCGATGGCATGGATGCTTTGCGGCAAGCCGTCTACAAAATATTACAGACTGATCGATTCAGGCATCTGATTTACAGCACAGATTACGGGCATGAATTAAAAAGTTTATTTGGCAGGCATCCCTCCATTGCAGCGGCTGAAGCAAGGCGAATGCTTGAAGAAGCGTTGACGCAGGATGATCGCATTGAAGCGGTTGAAGGAGTCAGCGCCAGCATGGAAGGCGACCGGATGATGCTTTCGTTTACTGTAGTCTCGCAATATGGGGCGTTTGATGCCGCGATGGAGGTGAGTTAGTTGGATAATGTTCAAACGATGGAAGTCATTTTAGAGCGTATGTTGGACCGGGTTCCGGGCAGCATCGACAAGCGTGAAGGCAGCGTAATTTACGATGCACTTGCCCCGGCAGCAGCCGAGCTGGCGCAGCTTTATGCAGAGATGGAATTGCAGCAGCGACTGGGTTTTGGTATTACGTCAAGCGGCGAATACCTGGAGCTTCGTACAGCTGATTTTGGCGTGAATAGGCAGCCGGCGACAACAGCCCAGCGCAAAGGGTTGTTTTACGGTGAGAATCAGGCCCCGTTAGATATTCCGATTGGCAGTCGGTATGGAGGCGAAGGAATCAATTATGTGGTTCGCGAGCGATTGTCCGCTGGCGTATTTAGAATGGAATGCGAAATGCCCGGAGCGGGAGGGAATCTCTATTATGGCCCGTTGCTTCCGCTAGATTTTATTAATGGCCTCGTAAGGGCTGAACTGTCGGATGTCATTGTGCATGGGGAGGATCTGGAATCCGATGACTCGCTGCGAGCGAGATATTTGCATCGGGTGCGCAACCCGTCAAGCGGCGGCAATGCGGCTGATTATCGAAACTGGGCGCAGGAGGTTCCGGGCGTTGGCGGTGCTAGAGTATATCCGCTATGGAATGGTGCGGGATCGGTGAAGGTCGTTATTTTCGATAGCCAAATGAAGCCGGCTGCGCCGGTACTGGTGAATACGACAAAGGCTTACATCGATACGGTCCGTCCAATTGGTGCTGCGGTTACAGTCGTTTCTGCCGCGGCTAAGTCGATTTTGCTCAGAGCTAAGGTAAGACTGGCGGATGGCTATGTTTTGCAGGATGTAACAGAGGCGCTCGCTTCATCCGTCCAGGCTTATCTGAGAAGCGTGACCATTGATTCTGATTATGTGAGTATTGCCCAGATCGGGACGCTTTTGCTGCGTACCCAAGGGGTAATCGATTATACCAATTTGACGCTGAACGGAGCGGCAGCGAACGTCGAGTTGGCCTCGGAAGAGCTTCCCGATCTGACCGGCGTGGAATTGGAGGTGTAGGCTATGGCTTATCCAACAGCAATAGATCGCTATACCGAGAAGCTGAATAAGAAGCCAGACGGCAGTTTTTACACCATTGAAGAAGCCATTACGCTGACAGATGGCAAATACGAAGGTCCACTGGCCCATGACAACATTGCCATTAGCTCGATCAAAGCGTACACAGGTCCGTTGTTCACGGGAAAGGCCATTACTGACTATGTTGTATCCATTCCTGCGGAGACTCCGTGGAAAAGGTTGCTGAGGATCTTTTCCGATTCGCCGAAGGTTTATGTGACGTATCAGACGCAAGGTGATCAAGTAGAAGCAGACGATATTAACTCTGTTCAATCGGCTATTACGGCTACTCAGAACGAAGTAGATCGTTACAAGCTTGCGAATGATGCACTGACGGGTAATTTGAATAGCCGACTGACCGCTGGAGAATCTTCCAAGGCGGATAAAACATATGTGGATACTCAACTGTTAACAAAAGCGGACAAAGCTTCAATCTATACGAAAAGCGAGACGGATCAGCGCATTCAGAATGTAATTGGCGCGGCGCCTGAGGCGCTGGATACGCTTCAGGAGCTGGCGGATGCCCTGAACAATGATCCGAACTTTGCCGCTACCGTAACGACACACCTTGCTGGCAAGGTGGACAAAGCATCTGGAAAAGGACTTTCTTCGGAAGATTACACAGCAGCTGAGAAGAATAAACTGGCAGGAATTGCTACGGGAGCTAATAACTACACGCATCCGTCATCACATCCGCCGTCCATGATTGCACAAGATGCAAATAACAAATTTGTCTCCGATACGGAGAAAAACGTTTGGAATGCTAAGGCTAGCAACTCAAATGCGACCGCATCCACAGCCGGACTTATGTCTTCTGTAGATAAAACCAAACTGGACGGAATTGCCGAAGGTGCTCAAGTGAACAGTGTGTCGAGCGTAGCGGGCAAGACTGGTGCAGTCACGCTATCGAAGGCGGATGTCGGACTTGGCGGCGTCGAAAATTATGGCGTTGCCTCGCAAGCGCAGGCGGAAGCCGGGACAGCCGCCAATCTGTATATGACGCCTCAAAGAACGGCGCAGGCTATTGCCGTAAGACTGAGTGGTACTGGCAATGGAGATATGCTGAAGTCCGTGTACGACACCAATGACGACGGCAAAGTGAATGCAGCCGATGCGGCTGACAGCGTACCTTGGACAGGGGTATCGGGAAAGCCATCTACATTCCCACCAACTGCTCACCAGCATAGCGCGGCAGATATTACGGCTGGCACGATGGCAGCAGCCCGATTGCCTGCGGCATCCGCGAGCGCTGCTGGAATCGTACAGCTATCAGCGGCTGTTAACAGCACCAGCACAACGGTTGCCGCAACGGCCAGCGCGGTTAAAATCGCTTATGATTTGGCGGCAAGCAAGCTCTCTACGGGTGTTTCTTGGGGACAATTGCGAGGTGATTCCTGATGGTATACGGAGAATCACAACATGGGCTTTTTTCGTATGGCAGTTCATTGAAAGCTGCAGAGCTGCCAGAAACAGAGAAGGTACAGCTTATCGATTATTTGCCTCATTATTGGCGGCAAATCCGCGATATGGTTGAGCTTCAAGCTACATTGTCGGAAGAGGTTGGACAAGCTTGGTCGAATGGTGCCGACGGTTTGCTCCAACAGTTCGTATCGACAGCGACTTGGGGACTCGATAACTGGGAGAAGGAACTGGGCTTGTCGACAGACATCTCGATGACGCCGGAGTGGCGCCGCGAGATCATTATTGCCAAGCTGCGCGGTCACGGCACGTTAACCAAGCAAAAGCTGATTGCTATTGCCTCTGCGTTCTCTGGCGGTGAGGTTGATGTGAAGGAGTTTCCAGCAGAAAATCGATTTGTCGTTCAGTTTATCGGCATACTCGGTGTTCCTGCTAATATGGCGGGCTTCGTCCAGACGCTGGAGGCGATTAAGCCGGCACATCTTTCCGTATCTTTTGTCTACACATTTACGACTTGGGACATGGTGTCTGGCCTCAATTGGCAGCAAGCGGGTACACGAACTTGGAATCAATTAAGAACATACGGGGGTGAGTGATCGATGCAATTAACACCGAATTTGAAATTAAAGAAGCCTGAAGGAACAGACAACGTCAACATCGATGACTTTAACGGAAACGCGGATCTTCTGGATGCCGCGATTACGGGGAAGGTCGATAAGGTCACAGGGAAGGGGCTTTCTACGGAGGATTATACATCAGCGGAGAAGTCCAAGCTTGCTGGTATTGCGGCGGGGGCGAATAACTATGCGCATCCAGCCTCTCATCCTTCCTCTATGATTACGCAGGACGCTAGCAACCGGTTTGTAACGGATGCGGAGAAAACAGCGTGGAATGCGAAAGCTGGCACAGCTCAGGCTACAGGCTCTGCCGCAGGACTAATGTCGGCAGCGGACAAGAGCAAGCTCGACGGCGTTGCAGCAGGCGCTAACAATTACGTGCACCCGGCGACACATGCTCCTTCTGTTATTGCGCAGGACGCCAACAATCGCTTTGTAACGGATGCGGAAAAAGCGACATGGAATGCGAAAGCCAACACGACGGCGGCTACGACAACAACCGCAGGTCTCATGTCCGGCGCGGATAAGTCGAAGCTGGATAGTGTAGCGGTGGGTGCTCAAGTGAATACCGTGACAAGTGTAGCGGGAAGAACGGGGGCAGTTGCGCTGGCAAAGGGCGATGTTGGCTTAGGAAATGTCGACAACGTTCAGCAAGCGCCGCTTGCAACGTATAACGCTCATTTGGCCGATTACGTTCGTCAGCCTGGTTATGGAACAACGGCGGGTACAGGTGTGGCATACACAGTAACATTAACTCCTGCTTTGACTGCATATGCGGATGGAGTGGCTGTTGCAATCAAAACGCATGTTGCAAATACGGGAACGGCAACATTAAATGTCAATGGTCTGGGGGCCAAATCGGTTCTGGATTCTAAAGGCAGAGCTCTAATTGCAGGCAAGCTAGCCGCCAGCGGTGTATACACGCTTCGTTACAATGGCACGGCTTTTATCTTACAGGGTGAAGGGGGTGATTATGGAACCGCAATCGCTGCGGACGTTCTTGCTGGTAAGACGATCGGGACGGATAATGGGATTATTTCAGGAACAATGGTGGATCGGGCTGGAGATACCGCGGCATTATCAGCTGCTGTAAGCGGCACTACCTTAAGGCTAAGGACATCAGAGGGTTATCGGGATGGAATCAATGACTTCGTGACAGCGACGGCTGCTCAGCTAAATGCTGTAGGCATTGGTAACATTGAAATGGCGCGAGTCTTTGTCCAGAGCACGTTTCCTAACAATCCACAATTGCATGATATCTTGGTGAAAACATCAAACTCTATCAGTAACTACGTCATTTCGGACAATATCAATGAAACTAAAGTAAATGGAAATGCTCAAATTCTGTTCACTGAACCTGTTGTTAAAGGGACTGTACAAAAAACCAAAATTGTCACAACTGATACAACTGGCAAACAACGAATTATAAACGGGTTGTTGGAGATTTATGGACGCTTAAGTATAGCTAAACTATGGAATGGCTCGAAATGGATTTATGAAGATGCATATTATTATAATGGTACGACATGGGTCAAGTTCAGTTCAGCAAATAACTATGATGTTATTGTAGCAACAAATAGCATATCAAATTCATTAAAAAAGTTCGATTCTACTATGAATGCCAAATGGAGCAGTAATGTTGCTTCATATCATCCTGGTAATAATTACACGCATTTAGCGATGGACGAAAATGGAAGTGTTTACTGGCATGGTCATGTTACTAATAATGTTGATATTGGTTTTTATATTTCGAAATACGATAGTAATGGTAATAGACTCATTTCTGCGTATGTTCAAAGTAATATAAGAAGTTTTGCTGTAGGAAATAAATACATGTATTGGGGGACTGGCAACTTAAATCCAAATTTTTCAGTTGTGCAGGTAGGTCGTAGAAATAAAAATGATTTAACAGCTCCACAAGGAACTAACCATCTCCATTATTACGATACATCAACTATTTTTAGTTTAGAAGCAAGTTCTGCAGATATGTTGTACGCTGCATTTAATTTATCTGGATCGCTTGCTGTAAAGCAATTTGACTGTAGTAGTGAAAAAGATGGTGTTGTCTTTATTAAGTCTACTTCAGGATCTTCGAAGCCTTTTAATACTCAACCTTTTGGGATTGCCCTCAGTGCTGACGGTCAATATGTTTTTATTGTAAGTGGTACTCAAATTAGTAAAAAAAGAACTAGCGATTTTTCGGTTGTTGGTACGGACGTAGAGTCCAATAGAGGTGGTCTTGATTTTAAAAACATAGTTTGTGACAGTGAATATCTTTATGTTACTAGTGAGGCAACTAAGACGTTTGAGAAGTACAGACAATCCGACATGTCTTTTATTTTATCGGGTAAGGCACAATGGCTAGCAAGTGAAAATACCGCTCAATGTATTGATATTACCCCTGATGGCATTGTTTCTATCGGCTTGGCATCAGGTCATATCTATAGATACGATGCGGAGACTGGGAATCTACTTTCCACAAGTACGCCGATGGGTAATCAGATAATCAGATCAATAATTTCTCATCCACGTATCGGTGCATTCCCAACATTTTGGTAAGAATATAAAGGAGGAATTTACATGCAGTATATTAACGTACTAGAAGGTCCACGTGAAAAACGTCCGGTTGATGTCATTTGGTCAGAAGAAGGGTTGGCTTATGCTAATCGTAACGGTATTAATACAAGTAAATTAATTAAAGTAGATGAGCTTCCTGAACCTGCTAGCAATCCTGGTGAAGCTCCATTGATGTATTACAATGAAATCACGAATGAAGTGTTCTACGATTACGTCCCAATCCCGCTAACAAGTGAACAAAAGATTGAGCAATTGGAAGTGCAACTTGCCGCTGCTGAAGAAGCTAAATTAACAACTCTTGAGGCTGTTGCTGAGTTGTATGAAATGATGAATGGAGCTAAGTAGGTTGATCTAATAATGATCATCTATCAGGCTCTTTTTTTATCCAAAATTGAGGAGGAATAATAATTATGGCAATCGTATCAGTATATGCTGCTCTTGTCGCAGCAGGCAGAAGAGGATTTTCTCAAGTACCTGCCAACCTTCAGGTTGCAGTTGAATCTGAGCTTCAGTCTCAAGGTCTTGGTGTCGATGGTAAACCGGTGGGCTCCGCATAAGCGGAGCTCTTTTCATATTTTCATAGAAAGAGGGGGAATGTTATGTCAGGTAATACAGGAGAGATGTTATCGGAGATCCGAGAGAGGATCGTTCGTGTCGAGACGAAAATCGATGTGATGACGGAGACGAAGGAAACGGCTATGGTAGCAGCCAGAAATGCCGCAGAAGCGCTACAAAGCGTAAAGGCGGCACATCATATTATTAATGACGTACAGGATAATCAAAAATGGCTCTGGAGAACGGTCATTGGCGGAATTGTGGCAGCTGTCGTTTCCTTCTTTTTTCGGGGTTTGTAATATGTATAAGGAAGGAGCAATCGCATGAAACCCACAGGAGTTACGAAACCCGAACTAATCATCGATCCCGGGCATGGAGGCAGCGACCCGGGAGCTAGCGGGAACGGGATTGTGGAGAAGGCCATGAATCTGGATATCTCGCTGTATCAGTTCCAGCGCTTCAAGGAGCTTGGCGTTAAAGTCGCGCTGACCCGTGACTCGGACCTTACATTAGCGTCATCGGTCCGAGCCGAGCTGGTGAAGAACAGCGGGGCGAAATATTGTATCAGCAACCACATCAATGCGGCGCCGTCGAGCGCCGCTTTCGGTGCGGAGACGATATATAGCGTTTACTCTAACGGTAAAATGGCTACAGCCGTGCTTAATGCCATTAAGAATGAGGGACAGCCGACCCGTAGAGCATTTTCCCGATCCAATGAATCGGGCGGGGATTATTACTTTATGCACCGTTTGACCGGGGCAGTAGCAACGGTCATCGTGGAATATGGTTTTTGCACAAATCCATCTGATGCGGATAGGCTCAGACAGCATTGGAAGAAATACGCCGAAGCGGTCGTGGAAGGGTATTGTCGTTTTGTCGGGCATTCCTATAGCCCGCCCAATCTCTCTCCTGCCCAGCCAGTGCCGAGTCCACCAGCGGAGCCGGCCCAGCCGGAAGGCTTCAACGACATTCTGGGCCACTGGGCAGAACCGTCCATTCGCAAAGCAAACCAGGTTGGGCTGCTGAATGGCGTATCACCCCAGCGCTTTGCACCAGATGAACCTCTGACTAGGGCGCAGGCCGCAGTGCTGCTGGACCGTCTTGGACTGCTGGAAAAAGGAGGAGCGCTGAGTGATTAA